GATTGGAGTTCGGTAAGAGCAGATCAGTTTTTTATTATTGATTGCTACTCAACTCTTGATCCAAATGATTATTCAAGAGTTTGGAACGATTCTTTTCTAAAACCATATTTAACTGCTTTAATTAAGAGGCAATGGGGTCAAAATATGATGAAATTTACTGGTGTTAAACTTCCTGGTGGTGTTGAGTTAAACGGAAGACAAATGTACGATGACGGACAAAGAGAGATTGATATTTTAATGGAAAAAATGTCTAGCACTTATGAACTTCCTCCTCTGGATATGATAGGTTAATCATATGCTTAATCCATTCTTTCTTCAAGGTTCTAAAACAGAACAGAGTCTCATTCAAGATCTGATTAATGAGCAATTGAGGATGTATGGTGTTGAGGTTCACTATTTACCTAGACAATTTATCACAGAAAAAACAGTATTGAGAGAGGTTATAGAATCTGAGTTTAACAGTGCTTATCCAATTGAAGCATATGTAGACACTTATGATGGATACAGTGATAATCCTACTATTTTATCAAAATTTGGAATTCAAGCACTGAATGAAATAACTTTAATTATTTCAAGAGAAAGATTTAAAAATTATATTTCACCTTTAGTTCAAAATCAACCAAATATAAAAGTATCATCAAGACCAAAAGAGGGGGATATAATCTATTTTCCTCTGGGTAAAAGATTATTTGAAGTTAAGTACGTAGAACACGAAAAACCATTTTATCAACTACAGGGATTATATACATATCAACTCAGATGTGAACTCTTCAGATATGAGGATGAACTGATAGACACAAGTATTAATGAAATTGATGGGCTTATTGGAGGAAGTGAATCTACAGATTCAGATGTTGTTCCAGTTGGAAACATCGTAAATCTTACTATGGCTGGAGTTGGTGCTACTGCAACAGCGGCCGCTGCAATTGTAAATGGTGGAGTGAGATTTATAACCATTACAAATCGTGGTGGTGGTTACACCAGTACACCTACGGTTGGAATTTCTTCTGCACCATCCGGAGGAAAAACAGCAACTGCAATTGCTAAGATGATTAGGGGTGTAGTTGCTTGTAATAATAATATAAATCCATCCGCACAATCTGTTCAAAGTGTTGAGGTTATTAATGCCGGATATGGATATACAGTTGCTCCACAAGTAAGGTTTATTGGTGGAGGCGGTAAAGGTGCTACTGGTATTGCATCAATAGGAGATGGTGTTGTTGGTATTATTACAGTCACAAATGGAGGATCTGGATATGTAGTTCCACCAACAATTGCATTTACAGGAATATCTACAGTATCTGCAGCAGCGACAGCAGTTGTTTCTGCTGCCGGAACAATTACCTCAATTAGAATTACAAATGCTGGACTTGGGTACACTGTTGCACCAACAATTACAATATCAAATCCATTACTTACTTCGACTGGTAATTTCGTATTTAATGAGATTGTAACTGGATCTCAGAGTGGAGTTACCGCAAGAGTCAAATCTTGGAATTCCACTACAAAAGTTCTTCAAGTTTCAAACATTAATGGTGAATTTAAAATTGGAGAAAATATTGTAGGTTCTGCATCAAGTGCATCTCAATACTTACGATCCATTGATGTATTTCCCGCAAGAGATGGATATGCTGCAAATGAGGAAATTGAAGAAGAAGCAGACGATATTATTGATTTTGACGAAACCAATCCTTTTGGAATGCCATAAATCATATAAATACTAGTTATTAATTTGATTAAATAGTAGTACCATAAGTTAGAAGTATGTTTGAGTATTTTTATCACGAAATTTTAAGAAGAACTGTTATTGCTTTTGGTTCGTTATTTAATGATATAAGCATCAAACATACTAATAATTCTAATCAGACTGTTAGTGTGATTAAGGTTCCTCTTGCATATGGACCAACTCAAAAGTTTCTTGCAAGATTAAACCAATCACCTAATTTGAATAAACCAGTTCAAATTACATTACCAAGAATGTCATTTGAATTTACTGGACTAACTTATGATTCAGGAAGAAAATCAACTACAACACAATATTTTACTGCAAAATCAGTAGCAGACGGAACAGAAACAAAAAAAGCATATCTTCCAGTTCCATATAATATGCAATTTGAGTTGAGTATAATGTCAAAACTCAATGATGATGCTCTTCAAATTATAGAACAAATTCTTCCTTATTTTCAACCAGCCTACACAATGACGGTTGAACTTTTCGATTCAATTAATGAAAAAAGAGATGTTCCGGTAGTTCTTGAAAATATTACAATGCAAGATGATTATGAGGGAGATTTTACTACAAGAAGAGTATTAATCTATACTTTAAGATTTTCTGTGAAGACTTATCTATTTGGCCCAGCATCTTCCGCAACAAAAGATATTATCAAAAAGTCTACTGTCAGTTATATTGCTGGCGATCTCATCGCAAATCCAACAAGAGAAGTTGTATATTCTGCTGAACCAAGAGCAATTAAAAATTATACGGGGATCGTTCTTACAATTTTGGCAAAGGACGTGTCTAATACAGATACTGTAATTAAAGTTGAGGACGCAACTTCAATTGCACCAAATACATATCTAGATTTGGATGGTGAAGAAGTTTATGTGACAGCAAAATCTGGAAATTCCCTCACAGTTGAAAGAGGAAAAGACGATACAACTATAACTTCTCATTTGGGAGGTTCTCCAGTCAAATCAATTACTGGTGCGGATAATTTATTAGTCGAAGAAGGGGATGATTTTGGATTTAGTGGAAGTGTATTTTGATAGAGTATGAAAATGTCTAAAAAATTCGACAAATTAAATGAAACTTTTAACGTAGAAGGAGAAATTGTTCCAATTAAAGCAGAGGAAGTTTCTGGTGAAATAGAAAAATATGCTTCAACTGCTGATGATATTAAAAAAGATTATGAGTATGCAAGAGGAAATTTATATTCATTAGTAGAAAAAGGTCAAGAAGCAATCAATGGCATTCTTGAGCTGGCGCAGGAAAGTGAAATGCCAAGAGCTTATGAAGTGGCGGGACAGTTAATTAAGAATACAAGTGAAATCGCTGAAAAACTTATGGCACTTCATAAACTCAAAAAGGATGTTGAAGAAGAAAAACAAAAAGGACCCACTACTGTCAATAATGCACTTTTTGTTGGATCTACTGCAGAATTAGCAAAGTTGCTTAAACAACAAACAGAAGATGAAAACGTTTAAACAATTCCAAGAAGGTTGGAGTAATAAATATAAAAAGAGTATTGATTGCTCCAACCCAAAGGGATTTTCTCAACGTGCTCATTGCGCTGCAAGAAAAAAGAGAGCAAAAGGTGAAAAGACTGAATCAAAACCAGCACAATGAATGAACAAATAAAACCATTTAAAACAGTTGAACAAATTGCAAAGAAGCATCGTCTAGATGTTTCTTTCATAGAAAAGCAACTTAAAATGGGCGAAAAAATTGAGCACGAGCATACTAAAAATCATGAATTAGCAAGAGAAATTGCTCTTCAACATCTTGATGAAATTCCTGATTATTACACTCGTTTGAAAAAGATGGAATTTGATGCTAAAAAATTTAAAGATGTAAAAGAAGAAACTAAGTCTGGAGATAAAAGTCTTCGGGATTGGTTTAAGAAGTCTAGTGGAAAAGATCCAAAGACAGGAAGAAAGGTTAAAGGATGGGTTCAACTTGGTGGACCATTTGCAGGTGCTCCCTGTGCCCGACAACCTGGGCAAACTTCCACTCCAAAATGTGGAAGTTCTAAAATGGCAGCAAACCTTTCACCCGAAGAAGAAGAAAAGGCATTTAGAAGAAAAAATAAACAGGATCCAAACCAACCAGAAAAAAAGAACGCAGCAAAACCAACTAACGTTAGAACTGAAGAAATGAACTTGCAAGAAAAAGAGAAATCTGGCAAGAAAGATGCTTGCTATACAAAGGTAAAATCACGTTATAGCGTTTGGCCAAGTGCTTATGCATCAGGAGCACTTGTAAAGTGTAGAAAAGTTGGTGCAGCAAACTGGGGAACTAAAACGGAGGAAACTCACATGCACGAAGAAGAAAGATATTGTCCATTATGTGATAAGAGGGAAACAAGATCAGAATGTTCTTATGGTGAAAAGGCATGGGATAAGGTCTCGGTTAAAGATGAAGAATATTCTATGGTCAGATCCGAATTAAAAACCCTAATGGATGCTGCAAAAAGACT